CGGCGAGGATGGCCACCAGCAGCTGCACGACTGCCTTGACTGCGGTCATTGTTCTTGCTCCGATCATGGGTCAGGCTGCCGGGCGCAAGCGCTCGGCGATTCGGGTGACGATGGCGTCGGCCTGCGCGGCGTTGTCCTCGCCGAGCACCTCGTGCACGACCTCACGCAGAGCCGGGAGCACGGACGTGCCGATGGCCTCGGCGGTCGCCTCGCGCACGGCGGATTCGAGGCGGGCCAAGATGGCATCGGGAGCGACGTCCCCCTCGGCCACGGCGGCGATCAGTTGGGGTAGCAGTGTCTTCGCCATGTGGCTGGTGTGGAAAAAGGTGTCACCGAGCAAGGTCTGCACGGTTTGGGGTTCGGTGTAGGTGCGGTCGCCGGGCGAACTGACCGTGAGGACGTCGGTGGGCTGCATGTCGTTCTCCTCCCCGCCCAGCAGGGCGGCTAGTTGCTCCTCGGTTCCTCGAAATGCGCTGCAATCGATCGCCTGCCCGGCGAGCGATGCCTTGTTGGTGAACTGCCACAGGGCGACCGACTGCCCCCCGTAGGAGGCCCACCCGGCTCCGCCATCCCCGCCCGCTGCGGCGTAGATCTGACTGGGGGATCCGTTGGCGGTGCTATAGCGCGACGACACCAACGGTGGGCCCGGGACGAGTGACGCCCGGCCGCCGGCACCTTCCCAGTACCAATGTGGGACATAGCCCAGGGCCACGGTGAGGCCGCGCCGGGCGAACGCGGCGAGGACCTCATGGTAGAAACCGATCGAACCGGACGCGTCCTCATGGTCGAGCATCCACGGCAGACTCGTGTCACCCACCCACAAGGCGGCGAGCCTCGCGTTCTCGTCAGCGGAGATCAGGTTCCCGATATACCAGTAGGGAACGATCCGCAACCCAACCCGCCTTGCCTCGGCGAGGTCGCGGGCCCATTTGCGGTCCTGGGTTGTGCCGTAGGTCTGGCCGTTGGTGCGTCTGCCCGCGCCCTGCCCAACCCTAGCAAGCAGCGCAGCGGCGCCCTGATCCTTCAATGCCTGGATGCTGATGTCGCCCTGGTGATGGGAGATATCCGGGATGAACAAAGCCATTGGCGTGTCCGTCCAATCTGAACTATCTGCGACACCGCAGAGTCGGCGGTTCCGGAACCGGATGCTCGGCTAAAAGAGCCCGCCGCGCGTCGTCCAGCTGGACGTAGTACGCCAGGTCACGAATAAGCGCATCCCGGTCAGCTCGAGCGGCATCACGCAACACCTTCGACACCGCATCGTCCCGATCCTGTGACGCCTTGCCTAGGACACTTGATCTCCCAGACGTCTCGTTCGCCCAATCGGTGAGGCAGTCAACGAACCGGTCGCTGCGATCGTGGTCCCGTTGCACCACCACAAAACCAGGAACCGCCAGAACAACCCAGGTCACCAATGCCAGCGTCCACGGTCGTCTGGTCATCCAATGAACCAACCTCATCGGGGCCATAGTTCACCGACCATGGCAGCCATGTAGACAGTCACGATGTACCAGCCCGCCGTCCGCGGGTACCGCTGTAGGAATTCAGCGATCACTGCCGTCCTCCTCTTGCGGGGTGGGCAACCGGCGGCGCGCCTCGTCGACGCGCATCAAGATCGGCGACACCAGCAGGCCGACAAGCGCCGTGACCACGGCCGCGCGGCCACCGCCCCAAACGACCTCGTAGATCAGCAGTCCGAGAGCGACGATGACAACGAGCGTGTCCCTGGCCAACCCACGGATTTGTCTCCCTGTCACGCACCACGCTCCTTGCTTTAGCGCCTGCGATGGTGGCCGCCGACAGAGATTGCCGGCCAGATTTAATCGTGATCATGAGCAGCGTCTCCCCGCGTGCTGTGATCGATGTCTATCACATTAGTTGAACGAACTGGAAATTCTCCGGCGCGAAATCGGTCCCGCGCTCCAGGTTCCAATTCTCGATGAAACGGTCCTCGATCTCGTCGGCACTGCCAATGGTCCGCACCGCGCCGTCGCCGGGGTATGCGGAGGCCTCGCAGGAACCGTTCGGGAGTCGGATGACTTCGACCGTCACCAAGATGTCCGGCATGCCAGATCTCCATCGTCTACGGCGTCGGCTTGTGGCTGAGGTGTTTCTTGCCGAAGGTTCCCGTTCCCGCGGTCACCCGGAAGAGCTGCTGCACGTTGTAAGTGGAGCCGGCGGTGAGCCCGGTGATCAGAACGGAGATGCCCAGCCTGATGTTGGTGTTGTGGAAGAAACAGTTGTTGTCCGAGGCGGCGACCACATCGGTTCCGCTGCCCACCGTTCCGCCGGTGCGGACCCGAATAGTGCAGAGCGAGACTCCGCCTGAGTTGTTCAGCTCGGCGTTGTTGTATATCCGCACCTTCCCCGAGGGGGGCGCGATGAAGGAGAACCCGCACGCGGTGCCACCGGTCAATGTCGCCGTATAGGTGGTTGAAGTGGTTGTGCCATCGGTGTTCTGTGTGTCGCCGAGCGACGTGCCGAGTTCGTCGGTGATCTGCGTGGCTGTCGCCGTGTCGCCGCCGAGAATGGCCATTGAACCTCCTCAGCGTCCCCAGTAGGTGGGGTCAGCGAGCCTGATCTGCTCGTTCACCGAATGCGATTTAACGACACCATTGACCGAGCGTGCGGATACGGTGAACGTCTGCGGTGACGTCGTCCCCGAGATGGCGGACACCGTGATGACCTCGCCGCCGATCTGGAAGTTGATCGGGAACTTGGTGGGGTCCGTGGTCCAGCGGACGGTGTCGAAAGCGACCTGGAATGACAGCCCGCTGGTGCTCAGGGTTCCCCCGGTGAGACGGGTGTCGGTGAGATCCCACCGGAAGGTCGAATCGTTCCACGCACGGACGTGGTACGGCTCTTCCGGTGTGCAGTTGAACGTGATCAAATGCTCGAATGCGTCGATCGACTCCGTAATGCCGCGCACGATGAGGCTGATGTCGTCGTAGACACCGATCGCCGACGCGTTCTTGATGACGATCCGGTCGCCGATATTGACGTCAATCGCCGCGTTGGCCATGGCCACGTCGTTCGCGATGGCGGGACGGCCGAGACTGACCGTGATCTGGGGATAGCGGGCGCCGTCAAACGTGCCCAAGTGCAGGACCCATCCGGCGTTAGCGACGAGGTCCTCGTCGGAAAAGACGTTCAAGGTGAGGCTGGTCTCGTATGTACCGATACCGCCCGCAGATGGGTCCGCTGTCGAAAGCGGCCCTGCCGTCGCCTCTGCTGTGAATGTCCCCCCGTTCCGCCGAGATACCGTGACCTTGTTGTGGGTCAACTGGTCATCGTCGACTGGGTCCAGCGGGGGGGCGAGGTGATCCGCACTGAAGTACAGCGTGAGCACGGGGGGTTGGCTGTATAGGCTTTTCAGGGTCCTGTACTCGAGGCCTGTGGCACCGCGCGATTCATACAGTTCGCCCATGTCCGCCAGTGCGCACTCGGCCACGATGCCAGAGAAGCTGTCCGTGTATTGGGGGCCCATGATGGCGGTTTCGATTGGGCCGCCCACGAAGGCGGGCGGCCCAACGCAGGTGAACGGCACGCCCTGTTCGCTGCATATCCGTGCGAGCCGATCGCTAGCGCTCTCCCTGTCGAAGCCGTCGGCCGCATTGCTCACGCCACTTGTACGCCCGACTGTAACGTGACCGATCGCGAGCGAGTTACTTCCCGGGTCGACAAGGTTGCGGAAGCGCAGCGTCTCAACCGGTTGAAGAGTGCCGGTCGTAACAAAGTCGGTGAGTATTGTCGCCCCGTCGACTTTGAGGAAAAACAGGCTCTGGCCGGCGGATTCGGAGACGGACAACTCCACCGAGTGGACGCCCCCGCCGAACAAGACTGGAGCTGTGGTGGAGAAGAGGAAGCTGCCGCCAACATTGGTCAGGCGCACGGAGTCAGTGGTCAGCGAGAACTCGACGACCCACGTCTGCGGTGCGACCGTCTTTGACGATGACTGCCCCGTGATGACCACGTCGTTGTGGGCGCGCCCACCGGACATGATCCACGAAACGGCGAAAGCCGCATTGAACGCTGCCTGGGTGATCCCGCTCGCGCTGAGTTCGGTCAGCCCTAGCCGCGCCACGACATTCGGGAGCCACGGCGCCAGTTGGCCTTGGCCGAACTGCTGCGATGAGTCTATGTCGCCCGTGATCCGCATCCGCGCGTATCCGACGTCTGGTATCGCCTCGGCAACCAGGGATCCGTCTTCGAGCGGCAGGTACAGATCCAGGTTGCTGTTGTTCGGGATCTCCCGCCGAGGCGTGCTTCCCAGAGCGGACGTGCCCTGCCCCACTCGACGGCCGATGCCGGCGGCCTCCACCGCGGCGGTGGCGTCTTGGATGCCGCCGTCCCAGTGCTGATTCCATGCGCTGATCTCGCCGATGAACCGCGGGACCGTGACCTGGTAGTCCGAATACGTGAAGACGATAGGCAACGTGTTCGTGTTTCCAGTCGCGACACCTGAGCGGACGCCGACACCGCCGGCAGTGAACGTCGTCAGAATGGGCGCGAAAGACAAATGCCAGTCGAAAGGCTCGACGCCAGTTGCGGCCCAAGCTTTGGCCCGGAACCAGTTGCCGTCGAACTGGGCGCTGACCCTAATGGGTTGACTCGAAGAGTGGGTAAGGCCTGGGATGGTAACTATGTCGCTCGCTTGGCTGCCCGAAGTGCCGACCAGCCACACCTTGATCTCCTCGGCCGTGGTGACCACAAACCGTATCTGATAATAGGTAGGTGTGTTGGATACTTGGAACATCAAGTTCGCGATCTCGATATTGGCCCCGGTTACGTTGGTGAACGGCAGCGAGACCGTGATCGCCTGCCCAACTGTTCGGTGCTGAATCACCGATGGTGCGAAGTAGCTAGCGCGGTAGGCGTTCGTCGCGGGCACGGAGTGCGTAGCAAAACCGCCCGACACCTGGTAGTCGGAGGCCTGAACAGTTCCGCCAGATCCGATCAAGGTGTATCCGTGACCGGTCGTGGCAGTACCCCAACCGTTGACGACCACCCTGCTGAACTGGTCTCTCGCTGTGCGAATCGAGACCCGAGTAGGGGTGTTCCGGCCGATCTTCCTGTAGAAGACGCCAACGGGGTTCCGAGGATTGTACTTCCCCGTGCGATTGTTGAGCGTGAATCCACATGTCGCCGGGGCGAACCCCTGCTGCTCGTCGGCACGGCCCGAGGTCAGGGCCAGGGGCTCCCGCCCATACACGTCCGCACTGGCCGTCAGATCTACCCAACCGGAATTTATGAACGCCTCGACAACTGTGTCGCGGGGATCTCTCGGGAAAGCCATCAGCCGGCCCCGAAAGCCTTCTGAACACTGCCGCCCGCTGTGACCCGGACGTATTTCTGCAGCAGTGGCGCCAGCAGACGCCCTACCTCGGACGTCGTCCCTCCGATGATCTCCCACGTGACATGCAAGGCCCCGCCCGCAGCACCCTGCGCGGATCCGCCGCCGATGCTGGCCGCCGGAATCCCTTTGGGCATGAGGTCGTAGCCGAATCCATCGGCGGTGCTCCGCAGTACACCAGTAGCCGCCTGCCGGCGATCTGGCGCCCATGGAATGTAGGACTCCCGGTGGGTTTCCGGTTCCGCCCACATCCGCACGGTGCCCTTGCGGGCGCGGGCGATCTGCGGGCGGTGGTCCTCGTGCATCCCGCCGCTGGCGAAGGAGACGATCCCGCCTTGGGCGGCGTAGTACCGACCGCCCTGTCCCTGGTAGTACGTGTCACCCGTTGGGGTGACCCGGATGCCCAGCACCCGGTTCTGGTAGGTCTGGTAGAGACGGTCAAGCTCCGTGTAGGCCGCGGTTGTGTTGGCGTAGATGGTGAATGTGCCGTCCGGAAGTCCCTGCACCTTGAAACCGATGCGCTCCAAGTCCTTGATCGCAGTCTCCGAAAGCACCCCGACGTTGACGGTCTTGCCGGGCGGGATCCCATTGACCCCGTCACGGACTCGCCGGAGTTCCGCCAGTGACGCCACAGAACCCGGAGTCGTCACGAGGGTGCTGGCAATCGGCGGGATGGCAAGCACCTTATCTGCGTACTTCTCCGCCTCGACCTGACTCATTCCAAACTCGATCGCCGTGGCGACCAAGGCCGGCCGGGCGGCCTTCAGACTCGCGGTAAGAGCCGCCGCTCCGGCTGCGGCGCCACCAAACCTCTCGGCGTCACTGGCCGCCTTCTGGGCCATGGCATTCGCTCCAGAGGCGATCCGGTCCAGCATCTCCGCGTTCCGGCGACCCGCCTCCGTGCTGCTATCCAAAGTCCGCACGAACCCTTGCAGAGCGGGGTCGCTGCTCGCGCGAGCCACCTCTTTCAGCGCATCCCGGACTTCCCTGGCAGCATCGGCAACCCCCTGCTGCGCGTCCGCGACGCCCTGCATCGACTCCGCAACTCCGCGTTGCGCCGAGATCACCGCATCGCTGCCCTCAACGCCTGCCTTGTTGGCGGCCTCGGCTTCCTCGCGAATGTCCGCGTAGCGGTCGCGGGTGTTCACCAGCGCGTGCTCCGCCTGCCGTACGCCCAACTCGGCCTCGCGGAGATCCAGACCTGATTGGCCCCCCCGCTGCACCTCCACGAGGCGCTCCTGGGCTCGCTCGAGCGCCAGCATGCCCGCTTCCTCGTCGAGGGCGGCGTCACCCACGGCCCGGTTGAGGTCTTCCAGTCGCTCGACTTCGCTCGCGCGGGCCTGAGTCAGCGCCACCTGCGCGTCGTGGGCGTCCCGCTGGGCGCGAGTCAGACTGTCCTGGGCGGACTTCGCGGAGCGTTGTGCGGACTGCACGGACCGCTCCGCCGCCTCGACTCGCTCGGCCGCCTGAACCCGCGCTTCCGCGGCGGCCATGACAGCATTCTTGGCGTCCTGGACGGCGTCCATGTAGTCGCGCTGGGCGGATCGGGCGTTGAGGGTGCGACCGTTCGTGTCGTCCAATGCCTGGATTAGCTTCCCCAGGTCTTCTGCCGCCCGCGTAATCTGCTCATCGGTAAGGCCCATTTGGTTGCCGAAACGCTTCTGGCCTTCGATGGCCTCCCTGGTCGCCTGATCGACGTTCTTTGTCGCGTTCAGCTCGTCGTTTTTTCCGCCGACTAAAGCCTCGAGTTTGTGCGACAACTCATCTGCGGCTTCTGCCTCGGCGGTCAAGTCGCCAGCTTGATCTGGACGCTGAATTGTCCCTTGCTCAACAATGGCCTTCAGTCTGCCCTGGAGATCCTTATAGGCATCCCCTTGGCCGAGAATTGCGCTGGTCACAACCCCCATCTCGATTCCCAGCGACTTCGCCGTATCAAGCATGCCTTTTTCTTGGGCCTGCTTCGCGGCGGTCTGGATCACGGATGTGTTGATGACACCGTTCTGTTCCTTGATAGCCTGCGCGACGGTCTTCCCAGCGTCAGCGAGTTCTTGCTGGCGCCGGGCCGCGCCGCCGACTGCCGAGGCGAACACGCCCAGTAGAAGCGCTCCGGCTCCCAGCGCCGCGCCCCATGGCCCGGCCATGAACAGGCCGAACTTGCCGAGGCCCTTGGAGGCAGCGCCTCCAGTGGCGATCAGGTCGGTCATCCTGTCGCGGAACTTCATGATCTTCGGCCCCGCGACGAGAGCCCCTCCTCCGAGCAGCGCGATACCACCTACGGCAGCGCCCGCCCACGTCACGATGTCCCGCATGGGTCCCGGCAGAGCCTGGAACGCGCGGACAATGTCGCCAACACCTGTGGTCAGCGACGACACCACCGGAACTACCGTGGCGCCGACGTCGATCAGTGCGTCCTGGATCTGATTCCAGGCAACCTGCATCTTGGATGCGGACGTCGCATAGCGCTTGTTGGCTTCGTCTGTGAGAGCGGTGTTCTCGGCCCATGCGGTCGACCCGACACGGAGGCTCTTGGAGAACATGTCGCTCGCCGAACCGGCGCGCAGCAATGCGTCCCGGACTCGGATCTCGCTCAGCCCGAGTCCGTCGAGCACTCCGAAGACGTCCTGGCCGGTTCTCTGCATCCGGCCGAGCCCTTGAAGGAACGCGATGATCGCCGTGCCGGCGTCGTCGCGGAACGCCTGCGTGAACTTCTCTCCCGACATTCCCGCGACGCTCGCGAACCCTTCCAGTTCCGAGCCGCCCGAGTTCACCGCCGACGCAATCTTGATCATCGTGGTGGAGATAGCCGATCCGCCGGCCTCCGCCTCGATGCCCACAGAGGACAGCGCGGAAGCGAACCCCAAGACTTGGGACTCGGTAAGTTTGAGTTGTTTACCCGCACCGGCGATGCGCAGGCCCATCGAGATGATGTCCTTCTCCGTGGAGGCTCCGTCGTTGCCCAACGCCACTAGTGTCGAGCCGAGCCGGTCGACATCCTTCGCGCTGGTCCCCATGATGTTGGAGAACTTCGCGAGATCCGACGCTGCTTCCTCGGCGGTGAGGTTCGTCGTCTGCCCCAAGTCGATCATCGTCTTGGTGAATGCCGCGATGTCCTGCCGCTTGATCCCCAACTGCCCGGCCGCCTCCGCGACCGCCGCGATCTCCTTGTGACTGGACGGCAAAGTCCTAGCCAGCCCGCGAAGCTGCCCCTCCAACTGGGCCATCTCCCGGTCGGAGCCATCAACCGTCTTGCGCACACCCGTCCACGCGGTTTCCCAGTCGATCGCCGCCTTCGCCGCCAACCCCAAACCAGCGACCGTCGCGACACCGAATAGCGACATCCCCTTGCCGAGGTCCTCTATGGACTTCCGGTGGTCGCGCTGCTTCTTCTCCAGGGAGTCGAGTTCCTTGCGGAACCCAGCCGTGTAACTCCCTGCCGCCTCGGCATTGCGCCGCAACTCACCGATGTCCATGCCGATTTTATATTGCAAAGACTTAGTTGCCATGGCCGCCATCCACGGGGGAGGCATGGTGGGTAACTAGATAGGCGGCCAGAGCCTCAAGTTCTGCAATAGAGTCGCGCACTTTCCCCAGCGCATGGTTATGCCGTGCGCATATCAAACCCCGAATACATCTACCGCAGGCCGTCTTACCAGGGCAGCAGGCGTGATCGTGGTCAACATGCAAGCTATCCCGCTCATCACAGTTCGCGATTGCGCACCTCCCGCCCTGCTGGCGATAGATGTCGCTGTATCGCTCAATGGTGATGCCCATCCGGACCTTAAGTTGATTGGCCCGGGTATGCATCGGACATGGCCAACTGAAGGCGTTCTGCCGGACTTTGTAGCCCTTGGTGTTCCACGCCTCCCGACAATCAGGACACCACCGCCAGTTCTTCCTGCAGGTGGCGCAAAGGCTTGCCGCTTTGCTCCGCTCCACATCCACCGTTGAGCCACACCTCTTGCACGGTTTCCTGATCGGGTTCCTGAGGAACTCAGGGTCTTCCCGGCGACGGCGGTGATAATGGGTCACACACTGGCCGCGGCAATACGCCGGTCGGGCGCAGGCAGGCGTCTCGCAGAGTTCGTCCATCGACACTCTTGGCGGCAACCTGCGTCACCTCCCTCGGCAATGGGGACAGTCGGAAGCGGGGCCGCGAGCGAGCCTCATATGGAAACCGTGGTCGGGGTTGTCGGGGCGTTCCCGATGCCGTTCCAGTTCCGCGCACCCAGGGCAGGAGTAGGGCTCGGCGTGCCAGGCGAACCTGTCGCCGCCGAATGACTCCTTCCAGTCATCGAGATGAGTCCCGCACTGCCCACACCGACGGGACTCGAAGGCCTGCCACGCCAACGCCTTCTCTTGATCGGCGAGACCCCACGACAGAAAGACTGAATGCGGTATGCCTATCGGCGCGCAATAGTCCATCTGACTCTTGAAGAGAGGGTCCCACCTCAGCCTTTTGGGGCACGGGGCTCCGCGGCGTCAATGTTCAGAGACAGCACCGCGTACTTCAGCGCGTCAACGTCCCCTTCGGACCATCGTTCGCTGGTGAGCTGCGTCGTCCACCATGCGGCGTCTTGCAGGTCCGGGTCGACACAGGACACCGCAAGCAGCGCGGGGAGTCCTTCGGTCCAGTTCATGACGGCCACCGGGCCGTCGTCCTGAAGCTCGATGGTTTGCCACGCCGACACGGCGGCTTCCCATTCGGCCGGCGGCAGCGACTGCAGCTCCACCTGTGCCCAGTGGGCTTGGATCCGCTCCGTGGCCTCGTCGATCTGCGACTGGAGCGAGGCTGCGGTGTCCGAGTCGCCGGCCTCGCGAGCGGCGTGGAACGCCACCATGATCCCGTTGAGGGTCGCGACGTCCTCGGAGTGATCGGACACCAGGACCGGGACGACAGCGCGGCGCCGCTGCTTGTTCTCCAGTTGGTCGCGGATGCTGGTCACGACTGCGGCAAGGTGACGTCCTCGGCGGGCTGCTCGAGGATGGCATAGTCGATACGGATCTTCCCGGCGTCCTCGGCGTCCCTCAGTTTGGTGACCGTCGCCACCTGCACCTTGAAGATGTCCCCCCGAGCGGATGCCAGTCCACCGTTGGCGATGACGATGTAGCCGGTGGTGTCGCGCGGCATGAGCGTCCGCAAGTCCAGTTGGGTCTTGTCCTCGTAGAACGTGATGCTCGAGTCGGCGGCCTCGATGCGGCCGGGGAGTTGACTCACGAACCGGTTCTGCAGGCCTGGCATCTTGATGAAGTTGGTGGTGACCGTCCACCCAGACCAGTCCGCCCAGTCCCGCGTGATCTCGTAGCCGTTGTCCAACTCGGTGAACGTCGGCGCCGAAGTGTTCGAGATGGTGGCGCAGAACAAGATCTGCGTCGTACCAGGCATGAAGTACCGGACGATGGGCGCCGGCACATTGGGGGTGATGGGCATCTGTCACTCCTCGTTGGTGGCGGCGCGACGCGACGCCTTGGGGGACGTTGGGGGATCCGGAATGGACGGCGGAGGCGTCTCGGGCGGGGTCAGGTCGATCACCTGTGGCGCGTGTCCCACGCGGCGCCACCCCAGGCCTTCCCACAGCGGCAGGGCCGACAGCGCGCACTCGCCCTCGCCGTCAACCTGTGGATGGGCGATCTTGACGAAATCCATCATCACTCCCTGAAACCAAGCGCAGCCGCAGCCGCTAGCAATGCGGCCTCGACCATCGCCGTAGTTGGACCCTCAATTGCCTGGGCTGCCGGGATGAGGAACGGTCTGGTCGGCTCCGCCACCCACGTCCATTCCGTGCGAGGCTTCTTCGGGTTTGCGTGCACCGGGTGCCGGAATTCGGCTTTGCCGGTGATCCCTTCATAGGCACGCGCGTGCGGCGCCGCGTTCCCGCCGACCGTCACTTCGACACCCTCGCGATCTAGGCGAAACGACGTCCGCACCTTCACGGTCCCCGGGATGCGGGTGGACCAGTTCGCGCGGCTCCGCGTGTCGGCAGCCATGATGTCGCCGGCCCTGCGTAGCCTGGGGCGGATCTCTTTGCGCGCGGCCTTGGGCAGTGCTCGCATGTCTGCCGCGATTTTGTCCGCGATGTTCACAGCGCCGCCTGTCCGACAACCACACAGGCCACGGTTTGCTCCACGCCTTTTGTGGTGGGGATGGACCGCCACGTCTGATCGGATAGCCGAACCTGAACGTCTGAGCCGAGCCCGAGACCCATGTCCTTCTCGGTGAGGATCCCTTCCAGGATCGCCAGCCCCGCAGCGGCTTTGTCTCTGGCGGACTTGACGTTCCCTGTTCCGTCCACCGCGTTGATGAGCACCCCGATCTCGAAAACCTCGCGGTCGTGGTGGGTCAGCCCGTTGGGGGCTGTTCTCGTGACCGTCACGTCCTGCTGCTGATCCGGTCGGTAGCCGATCAGGAACACCAAGTCCTTGTAATTCCCCGAGACCGTTGGACCGTCCAGCACCTGTGTGGCCTCAGGGTCGGTTCGTTGGGTGAGCAGTTCCACCAACCGGTCGATCACTTCCGGGACCCGGGTGGTGCGCATTCAGCCCACCATCGGAGCCGGTTTGCCGAGTAGCTCCAAGGCCCTATTCGGGATCGCGTAGCCTTGACCGCCTCTGAACCGCATGCCTTCGGCCGTGTCTTCATAGGCGCCGGGGAACGGACCTGCTTCTGACTGAGCTCGCTCCGTCTGCCATAGGTGCTCGATAATGATCAGCGCGGCTCGCATGTATTTCGCGAGGATCACCGGCATGCCGACGGCGTAGACAAACCTAATTCGGCCGCGCAGCAATGGCCCTGTCGTTACCGTCACGACACCCGTGGCACCGTCCACATCCATATCCCCCACATCCCAGGTGATGAGGCCGTCGACGGTCTGCGCACTAATCAGGGTGATGACGGGGGCGTGCGGCAGTACCACAGTGCGACCAGGTCCGCACACGTGGATCACATCAACCAGGGTGCGTCGGACGATTTTCAGTTTGATGTGGTCCTCAACCACCTCGGTGGCCGCCTGGACGTAGTCCCGGATGTCCTCGTCGTGCTCGTTGTCCGAGAGAGGGATCTTCAGCTTCTTCTTGGCTCTGGCCAGGGACACGATGTATCCGGGGGCAGCCGGGAGCACATCGAACGAATCCGCGTAGGCGGACGAGTTCACCCCCGTCGCCAACCAACGCACGTCGTGGTGTCCGACCTGGACAGTCGGGTAGTCGGCTTGGTAGCGACCGACAGTCGGGTTCGTGAAGCTCGGCGACACCACGGTGGTGTCCGGAAGAGTGATAGTGAGCGTGATCGAGCCGGCGTTCGCCAAGTTATCGTCGGCATCTCGAGTTTCAACGGTCAAGGGGACCGGATCGCCGAGGTCGAACGACATCACATCACCCCCTGCATGGTGGATGTTGTTCTCTCGACTGGGGTCATGGAGCCTCGCGAGAACTGGGGCTGCAGGGAGCCATCGCCGCTCAGCGCCGCACAGGTCGTGCCTCGCTGGCTGGCCTTCTTGCTCGCACTACCCACTGCGGCGAGGGCAGCGGCAGACACCCCCGATACCGCGCTGCGCCTGGCCTGCAGGCCGCTGGCGGCCGCGCCACCGGCGACAGTTCCCAAGCCGGTAGCCTTCTTACGTGGCGTTGCCTGGCCGCTCACCCCTGCCGCGGTCACGCCGGTCGCGATCACAATCTTGCGGTGTGTACCCGTGGCAACGAAAGCCCCGGAACAGATGCCCGTGACCGCGCGGATCGTCGTGGCGGAGTAGGAGCCGGTAAAGCCGGCCGCGACGGTCCCCCGAGCCGGGGCGACTTTCTTGGCCGTTCCGTAACTGACCGCGCCAGCCGTGGTGGAGCCGCCACGCGACACCGTCTTGCGCTCGGCCGAGACCCCGGACAGCCCCGCAGTGCAGATGCCGTATTGGGCTCGTACCTGCGTCCCGGAATGGATGCCGACGATCCCCGCCGTTGCCGCGCCTCGCTCGGCTGCAACCTTGCTTTCCGTGGTCGCCCCCGCGGCTGCCGCTGCGGCACTACCGCGGGAGACTGCGATCTTCTTGGCAGCGCCAGCGGCCGACGCTGCGCCGCTGCAGGTGCCGCCGGACACGGCCACCTTGCGTGGCGTGGCCGTCCCGGCAAGCCCGGCCGTTGAAATGCCGGCCTCAGCGTTCGCGGCCAGTTCGATCGGCCCCGAGGTGACGAATTGGGCGCCTTGAGTGACCTGCCACGCCGGGTGTCGGGGCTGGGACACCACCAGGATGACAGGGGGTCGAACTGCGGTGACTGTCGCGGTTTCAGTCGCCGCCCCAGTGGCAGCGCCCGCGCCAACCCCTTGGCCGACAGCGACCTTTTTTAGACCAGCTACGGCGGTGGCGCCGCCCGAGCAAATACCTGATACGGCCGCGACTTTGACTGCCCGGCCAGTAGCCGATGGGCCCGCGGGGTTGACGCCGCGACCCACTGCGACCTTGGCCGCGGTGCCAACCCCCGCGAATCCTGCCGTCGTCGTCCCGGTCTCGGCGATCGCCGAGACCTGCTGGGCGGGGGCGCGCCGCAGGATAACCGGCGCTGGCTGGCGCCGGCCAAGGCGGCTCACTTACCAGTTCCCGGCGTGGATGGCGGCCTGGCTGGCGAGCACAAGCGGTGGCCGGGGTGTTGCCGCCGCAGCGGCCCCCGCCGCCTTAATCGCCAGGGACAAGGTCGTGTACTCGTTGCACACCCCGGTGCTGTGGGTGGCCGTTTTGGTTCCGGTGGCGCCACTCGCGGACAGCACGAGCGTCGCGACGGATGCAACGGTGAAGCTGGCCCAGGCGTCGCCCTGCTCGGTCATCGTCGGGCTGGTCGGAGGCGAGTAGCTGGTCGACGCGTCAGATGTGGAGGAGAACCCGCACACCAGCAGTGAATCCGAGCCTGTCGGAGAGATCGAGGGGGCGATGTGGGCGGTCTGTGCCGACCCGCCATCTCCCCACGTCGGGTCCACGTCGAACGGTGTGGTGGTGTCAGCGCCGCTGATGGCGAGCATGATGATCACACTGGTGTCGTCCTGCCCGAAGGAGAACGTCGCTCCCTCGGAGCCGTCCGCGATCCGCTTGAATACCTTCCCGAAGCAACTCCCGGTAGGACCCGAGTAGGTGGTGCCCTGCTGGGTGAATCCGGTGGCTCCGGTCATGGCGGCGACCGTCCCGAACAGGTCCGCGAAATGCACCGCGACCAACACGTCGCCCGACGCGGTGCCGGACGGCTTGGTAACTGATACGGCGCCCGAGCTGGACGTTCCGGTGGAGGCGGAGCGGACTGCGATCGCCACGGCGCCTCCCTACGGACTCGGGATCGTGGTGCCGTCACTGTGCTTGTTGTTGGACCACGTTGCGATCGTGGCGGGCGCCTCGAATGACAGGTCACCGAAGAACCCGGTGTCGATCGTGTTGTTGGTGCACACGATGTTCGATCCGGCCTGGATAAACAGCGAATTCGCGCCGCCGCAAAGGTAATTGCCGTTAATGGTCGGGCTCGCCATGCCGTCACTAAACGTGTCCTGCAGAAACAGCGCCGCCGTGGTGTGCACCGAGTTGGCGTCGTTGACGTTGATGTAATTCCGAAGAACCTGCACGTTGGTGCCACCGAACAGAAAGATTCCATCTAGGTGCGGATCTGTGTCGGGGTTCCACACTAGGTCGTGAATCCAACACGAGTCGACCGACGTGTTCGAACCTCGAATCTCAACGCCGTGCGGCTGACCGGAGATGTCGCAACGCAGGAGGTTCTGGCGCGACGGCACGTTGAGTCGAATGTTCGCGGTGTCGGAAGTGATCGGAAACGTAGGACTCGCCGGCCACCGGAACGTGCAATCGGTGGCGTTGATCACAACCGCGCTGTTCGCTGCGGCGAAGACGCAGTAGTCACCTGAGCCACCCTCGAGGATCGAATTGGTGAGGGTGAGAGTGCCGGTTCCCGACCAAGCCATCGACGTCTTCACCCAGACGTGATCCAAAGTCAAGTTGGTTTGAGAGAAGACGTTGCCGTCGGTGCTGTTCCATGTGGACCCACCAGAACCCGTGTATGGGTTGGCGGAATCGATGACCGTCAGCGCACCGGTGCTCCCGAGGTACCCGACGGTTCCTGGCTGGACGAACGTGGTGCTCGCGGTGGCGGCCGGTACGCTCCGGGGGCGGACCAGCCGCATGGTGCTAGCACCGCTCGAAGGTCATGGTGGCACGGCAGTTCGCAGAGACCGCTGAGCCCGGGGTCAGCCGGATTCCCAGCCCCGCCGACACGTCCCATTCGATGCTCGTTCCCAGCGGCGCGTCGTAGATCAGGGTCGAGCCGGTCGGCGTGAGCATGAACCGGTGGACGACGGTCAGGACTGTCGGCTCCGACGTGGCCGCCGAGAACGCGGTGAACCCCGTCGTGATCGACCGGCCGCGAATCTGCTGGATGTTCGACGACTCCGACGTGTTCCCAGTGCCCGGGGTGCTGTTCGTTGCGTTCGTGCTACGCACTATCTCGCACAGAACCGAAGGGTTGGAGGCTGTCACGCCATCCATTGAGATGGAGTACCCGACGAGGTCACCGCCGAAGGAACTGGGGGTGATCACCATCAGGACTGTCTTCGCGACGGTGGCGGTCAGCGCGTTCGCGGTGCTTGTGCTGACCTCGTATGCTGCCTTGGGCATGGCTCAGAATCCCGTCAGGTCGAGGATCAGCGCGCTGGCCGCAACGGTGATCTGGCCCTGTGCGGCGAAAACCTCCGGCACGACCCGCTGCCAATACACGGTCCCGTTGCCGAGCGCCGTGATATCCACGGCAGCGCCACCTGAGGTCAGCGACACCTTGAAAGTGTTGGTTGCCGAGGACACGACGAAGTAGATCGTGCCCTCGGTCAGCCCGGTCGCGAGGGAACCGCCGAAATTGTTGAACACCATCACGCGGTCGGTGTCCGCCATACCGTGGCCTGGCGCCAGGAACTGGTCGTTGGTGAGGGTCGCGTCGACTGTCGCGATCCCTTTCAACGCCGACGCACCGCCGAAAGGAATGTGACCGCGGTAGTTGCTTGTGTTGCCGGTCGCCGCGTTCCAGAAGGTGAAGAATCCGTAGGTTCCGGCCGGCACGTCAAAGATAAACGTGCTGGTATTCGTCTTCTGCTCGGACGCCGCCGCGCCCCATGTCGCCGCTAGGCGGGCGTATGCCGGCGAGCCGCCGGTCGCCTCCCCGGAGTTGGCGTTCGTGCCGGTGCCGGGATCGGTCAGCGTGTGTATGCCAACATGGGTGAACTGGGTGACGGACTCGTCCAAAGCATCGAGCATCACGTTCTTTGCCGTGGTGTTGAAAGGCATGGGGTATCCCCGAATCCTTCGACTTGGTGGGGGAAGATCACATTCCGGTTCGGAGGACGTGGGCAGTGATGTCCGCCGCCGCGCCGCGAATGGCGTACAGGAGTTCGCCTGCGGTCAAGGTGACTGGAAGGGTTGCGCCGGCCGCGAGGGAAAACCCTGTAGACGCCGTGACGTCCGAGGCGCCCAGGACAAGGGCGTCGGTTGCGTGGGTGTTCTTCACGATCAACGTGGCGCCCGACGCGCCCGTGTCCGCGCCGTTCAGCGCGACAGCCGTCGTGGACACCACAACACGTTCTGCGGTGAGTGCCATGACCTACTCCGCCTCGACGTCCGCCTCGGCGATCTCCTGACGGAGCCGCTCGACACCCCACCGGTTGTCCACCTGAACACCGAGTTCGGTGGCCTGCGCGCGGAGTTCGGCAACCGTGCCGCCGCTCTTGTCGCCGGGTTTCGCCAGTTGCTTGTTCGGCGGCGCCGGACGTGCCTTGGTGTCCTCATCGGCGGGTGCTGAGGTGGGCTCCGGGGCGGTGGGCTGATCTGCCGTGACCGCGCCGAGTCGCACCGCTTCGGCCCTCTGCACCTCGGTACCCGGGGAGGCCCACAGCCACCGGCCCGCCGGGTCACCCTCGGGCACCACCCGCGACCCGTCACCAGTGAGATACCAGTGCCGGTCCACGGTCACCATGTCAACAGGTCCGCCGCCGGGCAGCGGGACGATGTCAAAGGCCATTACGCCAACTCCACATACCAGACAACAGTCCTGAAAACGCCCGCCGTGAGCGCCGCGGTGCCGACGGTCGCGACAATGCTGCGGGCCGCCGTCGTCTTGACGGGAGCGGTGGTGGCGGTGAAGTCCGCCCGCTTCGCGCCCGTGGTCGACCAGGGGGCGCCAGAGATCGCGTCAGCCGCGTTGACGTCCGCGGCGCCCTCGACCTTGATCGCCACCGTCGCGGAGCCGCCCGACGTGAGGACCGTGTCCACATGCAACAGCGCGTCCACGAGGATCGCGCCGGACGGGATCGAGTCGCCACGCAGCGTGATGTCACCGACCGCGCCGCCGTCGAGCGCGAAGTCGTACAGGCCGACAGCTGGCTTCGGCTGGCCGAAGCCGAGGCCCGCGCCGACCAGTTCAGTCCTGGGGATGATTGGCATATCCGACCCCTCGATCAGTCCGGGATGACGACGTAGAACAGGACCACGTCGAACGCGCCTGCGGTCAACGCTGCGGTAGCCACCGTGGCGACGATCTTCCTGGCTGCGGTGGTCTTGACGGCGGTGGCGCCCGTCCCCACCGGGACGATGCTCTTGAGACCGGTCGTCGACCATGGGGCGCCAGAGACAGCGGCGGCAGCGACAATGTCACCGGCGCCCTCCACGGTGACTGCCACCGTGGCGGAGCCGCCCGACGTGACCGCGGTGTCTACCTCAACGAAACCGTGGGTGATGTAGGCGCCCGCAGGGATCTGGGCCGTGCTCGTCAGGTCGATGCTGCTGACCGCGCCGCCATCGACGGCGAAGCTGTATCGGCCGCGCGCCACCTTGAGCTCGCTTCCGATCGGATATCCGCCCGTGTAAGGCATTGATTATGCTCCTTTGTGGAATGCCTGAGGGGAGCCGACATGTCGGCTCCCCTCAGGGGAATTCGTCTGATGTGGTGTCACAGCCCCGTAACGATTCCAAACGCTTTTGGTCGATAGAAGATCACCGCAAGGCGCACGTCTGCCCTGATTGCCAGTTTCCCTTCCACGAAGAACGAGGCGTGCGAATTGGAGACCTGCACGTCCACGCCCCGGCGGACCGAGACCTCGGAGAAGTTGGTGAAGTCGCCCATCGCCGCCTTCGTCGCGGTGACCGCCGTGGTTTCGACCACGGGGACACCCCAGATGGTGCGGACGCCGGCGGTGCTGGGGTGGCCCCAGATGTAGATGCCGTCGGCGGTACGCAGCAGCTGAACCTGCTGCCACTTGCTGGGGCGAATGAACACATGGGACGGCTCGGCGAACCCGTCCTCCCGGATCGACGTCATGCACTTGTACAGCGCGTCCGGGACCGGGTCCACGCCGAGGGCCTGCGACTGGATACCAGTCACGTTCTCCAGGCCGCGCAAGTTCGTTCCGGTGCCGTTGCCGACGAGCAGTTGGGCGTCGATCCGCTGCCGCAACATGAACGGCAGCCGGTTCTGCACGTAGGCCTGGGCGCGGGGCTCGTCCTCGAATTGCTCGTCCGACACGGGGAGGAACACGGGGATCTTCCGGACCTCGCTGGCGCGCTCGGTGAGCTGCAGCGCCGCCTCCGGGAACTGGCCGCCCTCCGCGGTTTCCGCGGCGGTGTTCGTGAAAGTCGTCTCCTCCATGTACAGGACGGTGGACATGGTGGTGGTGGTCTGCGGGAAAACGTCCACGACGTTGATCCCGCGGGTCGGGAACATTTCCACGCGGCCAGTGCGCAGGTCCTCCGGGTCCCAACCGGCGGACGTGGAGAACAGGGTCTTCAACGCGACGTCGACACGCGCGACCGGGCCATTGCTGGAGCCGGTGGTGTATCCCTTGATCGCGTCAGAGGCCATCACCAGTTCACCGAACGACTTGGGGCGACGGCCGTCCTTGAACCGGGGGCGGTCTTCCTCGTCGCCGTCCGGGCCACTGCCGGACTCGGTACCGTCCTTGGTTTCCGCCGCGACCGCAGCAGCCCGGCCAACCACGTTCAACTCGTCCAGCTTCTGCTTACAGGCGTCGATCTCAGAGTTGAGAGCGCGAATCTGCTCAACCTTCGCCTGACTGTCGCCCGCGATGGACTTGATCAGGTTCATGTCGAATTCTGGGCCGGCTTCTCGCATGATGCCGGCCAGGCTGTCGCGCTTCGCGTTCAGCTTCTCCCGAGCCTCCTTCAGCGCGGGAAAGTCAACAATCGTGGGAGTGGTCATGGCGCTCTGCCTTTCACAGGTCTTGGAGACGGGCCACCGATGCCAGCCACGTGGAGGCGAGCTCCTCGTCCGGCACGGTCCCCGCGGGTGGATTGGTGAGCAGGGTCTGCAGCCGCTTCAGGTCATCGGCGATCCACTCCAGGACCTCCGCGTTGACCCGCGACAGCGACTTGCCCTTCTCTGCCCGCAGAGCGACCACCCGTGCGGCACTATCGACAGCCGCTGAAACCCCAGCCAGGGTCTCCAGCAACTCGTCGTTGAACTTCAACGCGCCACCCGCCTGCGTGCGCAGTTCGGGTGGTTCCCGGTCCGCGTCCCGCAGGTGCGCGGCCAGGTGGTCGTAGACCGATTTGCGGTCCACATCCGGCATTTCGACACCACGGTTCAAACTGGCGATCCCCGCGAGGCACGCCCGCACGTTCGCGGGACCGCCGGCACCGTGGTGGTGGGCGAACTTGTAAGAGGACTTCGCCTCCGGGTCCCCGGTCGGGTCCACCCAGGCGAACACCGACCGCAGCTCCGACGGCTTCGCGTCGTCCGCGATACCCGCCACCACTGCGCTGGGAACCCACGATCGGGTCACCACATCGGTTTCGTGAATGCCTATCATCCGCTTGTGTGTCGGGACAGTTGTGGCGGCGTTCTTCACCGAGAGGGTCCGCGTTCCCACGCCGGCGCCCGCCAGCACAGGGGACACCTCGTGCGGTCCCTTCAATTCCTCCAGGAAACACACGCTTTGGCCCTCGTACTCGCCATACGAGTATTTGACCGGCTCGACACTGTAGGACCACTCCTGCAGGGCACCCATAGCCTTGACCGTCAAGAACGTGTTCTTGCCGTCGATGGTGTCCATGAAGAACTGGCCTTCGACCCACGCCTCACGGTCGTTCGACCGAATCACGCCCTTGCCGACCGGGAGGGCGCCGCTCCAGGAGGCGTGCCCGTACGCCGAGATGCGTACCTCGGTGCCGTCGGCGAAGGCCCCCGGGCGCGTGACATCGCCGTCGCTGTCGATCACATCAAAGGTGCTGAAGACCGCCGAGAATTCCCCCGTGGCCTCATCCTTCACCTTGATCCCGGCGAAGCTCTTGGTGTTCATGCGGTGATCTCCTTCATGGGGACCGGGGAGCGAATGGCGAGCCAGCCGGCGCCGATCAGTTCGGCGGCCTTGGCAGGGTCCGTGACCGTGACGCTGTGCTCGGAGCCCGGGGGCTGGAGTTGGACGCTGAACAAACCTGAATGCTGACCCAGCAGTTGACTCAAGTCGTTGGTCATGAGCCAGCGCACAAGGGCGTCCGGTTCCCAGCCAGCGTCCGTGCCGGTTCGCAGCGCGGTCGCCACGGTCTGCTGAATCTCGGCGATGTCTTTCGCGTCTTCGCGGAGGAACGGAATGTGGCGGGTGTCCGCGAAAAGTTCACTGTTCTCGGCAGGCGGGGTGACGAGGTTCTGAAAGCTGGCCGATGCCTTGCTCCACAGGTCCTGCAAGGCGCCCTCGGACCAGTTCCTCCTCGCCTGCCCGTAGTTCCCCGCGTTCAGCGACGACCCGGCCAAACCTTCGGAGATCCCCAGGATCACGGCCGGGACCCGGGACGCCACCGCGATCCGATTCTCACCCTTGCCTTGGGTGACCGCGAACTCGAGCTGCCGGAAGTTCGCGCCGATGACATCGACGTCGGCGCCGCCGGACAAGAAGAGCGCCTTGTAGTGGTTCCACGCGCCCTTGTGTTCAGCGTTGAACCGTTCCTTGAACCGCTTGAACGCCTCGGGGTCTGTATCCTTGTCGAACTTGAACACGACGCCCGGCACGGCGCCGTTCTCAAAGAACGTCAGCTTGTGTCTCGTGGCGGCCTTGTCTGCCTGGATCTCCCGAATGACCGGTGTCAACCAGCTCATCCCCCGGAACCGCGCCTCGGGGTCCGGGTGGGGCGAGTAGTGGCACACCTCTTCCGGCAACAGCAGGGTCGTACCCGGCGTCACCGACCCGTCCGGGAAATACCCCGACGCTCGGCGCGGGTGGTACAGGATCCCGACGACCTGAGCGTCCAGGGCGTACGGATCATCCGAGTGTGACCCGATGATCTGCGTGACCCAGTCGGGCCGCATCCGGACCACGCGCCGACCCTTGCCGCGGGTGGAGCCCCCGACCCTGCCGGTGTCGTCCGCGGTGGTGCACCAGAAGTTCCCGGCCAGCGACACGTCCACTTCGGCCAGGGACAACAACTCGCCTGTGGTGCCGGTCTTCCACGGCTTCTCCAGCAACCGCAACTCTTGATTGCCATACGGGGTGCCGGGCTCACCGTCCACAAAGTCCCGCCACTTGAACCGGGCCTGAGAAAACACCCCTTGGCGGGCCGCGATGCAGGCGAAGATGACGCCGTTGGATTTGTAGGCCCCACGCACGTAGCCCTCGAAGTCATTCTCGATGGCCTCGCGGTCGGGTGTCAGCGGCGAGGATGCCAGAAACGGCAGTCGAAAGTCGTCGTAAGCCCACGAAAGAGGCTGCGACCAGGACTTCAGTCCTCCGGCCATGCGGCGCGGAACGAGCCAGGATTTCACGCGGCCCTCGACAGCGCGACGGGTTCCTCACCCGATCGCGCGGAGCTCTCCTCAGCGTTGACCGCAGCAACGACCGACAGCCCGATGCACTCCACCGCCGCGATCAACAACGCCCACCACACATTGTGAGTCAGCCCGCCGACCGCACAAGCCACGCCCGCCAAACCCAACAGCCCGAGCAGGTTCATCACGAACGCCGACGACGGGGCCGGGAACTTCACGGTGACCATTCACTCCTCCTCATCCCCAACCGAAATCCGGTATCGACGCTTGCTTCGGCTTCGGATGCAGCCGCTGCACATGGTCGGAGATGACGGTCGCGACCAGTGGACAGATGTCGCCCGACGACTTCTTGCGGCTGAACCTCTCCACATCCCCCGAGGGGGCGTTCTTGGCGTCCCGAATTGCCTGATTGAAGGTTTCCTGGCCGATATGCCAGCCGTTCCCTTCGTCCACGTCCTTCTTGAACAGCCCCCACGCCTGCACCAGGCCCCGCCCGGTCACTTCCTCAACCTCGAACCCGGCATCCGTGAGCGGCTTGATCAACGCGCCCGCTGGCGAGCCAGGGTCCACGCCGATCGGCCCGAACTTCAACCCGTCCACATCCCGCAGATGCACGAAATGTGGCACCACCCACCCGGCACCGAGATCGTGCCGCAGCACCTGCCAGTGCCGAGCGCCGTCGCCGCGGATACCGGTCATCCCGATCGCCGCGGATCGCAGGTCTGGGCTCGCGTCAACTCCAACCCCTACGAACCCCGTCGCCCGCGAGGCAGTGTCCGAGCGGTTCGCCCACAGGCCGCCGGAGATGACCCCACCAGAGAGGTCCGCGACCCGGACGCAGCAGCACTCGGTGAGGAAAACCTCTTCCGGGTCGGTCTCCAGCGCCGACTCCATCGCCTCTCGGGTGATGGTGTAGCCGTAGGCCGGGTTGGCCTGAGCCCACATCCGCGGGTCGCGCAGCTTGCACAACACCCCATGTGGATCCGGGTCGACACGCTCACAGGTGCAGCGGGTGTCATCCGGCGCCGACCACTCAAATAATCCGAGCGACCCATCCGGATCAGCTTTACGGGCTTTCGCCTGCAGGCTGTTCAACACGATCGACCGGGCATCGCCAGCATTCGAACAGCACCAGACCTGAGCCTTCGGCCGTGCCATGGTCGTCTTCGACGCCGCCGACCACGCCGAGTAGTTCAGGTGCTCGCGCAGCTCGTCAAGGTTGATGTCGTCGGCCGAAAAGCTACGGGGGCCTTTTCGGGTTGCCGCCTTCACCAGCCAGCGCGACTTGTTGGTCAGCCGAAGCGCCTTTTTGCCGTTGGTCTTGTCGACGTGCAGCACCTCGGCCGAGAGCTCCGGGACGCCCTCGATCATCTCGAGGGCGTGCTCCCAGGTCTCCTCCGACGCGGTCAGGTCCTGCGCCGTGCCGATGATCAAGGGGACCTGTAGGACGAACATCTTCCACAGGTTCTTGACCTCGATGGTCGTGGTCTTTCCGTTCTGGCGCCCGACCATCACGAGGATGGTCCGGAACCGGAACCGGCCATTGGGGCGCAGCTCGAGTGCGTGGATCAACAGCCAGCGCTGCCACGGCAATAACTTGATCTCGAGCACGTCCTCGGCGAAGTCGATCGCCGAGAACCCCTTCGACGTCGCGGGAGTTAGTGCGCAGCCGCAGCCACACGGTCCGGGCGGGCCGGTGACGATCGGCCGGGTCCACAGTCGTGGGGTCGTGCTACCGAGAACTGCGGGACGATCATCGAGGGCAACGCTCATCGTCTTCCCCCGCGCGGCTCTATGTTACCGGCCAGTACGAGTGCGACCTGCAGTTTTGTGGCACTTCGCTAGCTGGCCGCGTCGTCGCGGAGCTGCTTCAGCCGGCCACCGACCGGGTTCTCCTCCGCCATGGCCTTCCGCGCCGCCGGAGTCCCGCCCAGGTCACGCAGCACACCCTGCAGTTGCGGCCCCAGCCAGCCGACGGTCTTCGTCACGTCGCACATGGCCTCAAGCTTCTGCAGCCGCTTCACCAACTCGGTCGGCGCCTCGGCCAGCAGTTCGTCCAACAGCCGCGACCGGTCCGCGACCTGCTCAATCTCCTCGGCATACCGCAACGCCAGCGCCTTGATCCCATCGTCGCTGGCCTTCAACCAGCCCATGCCATTGATCGCCGCGGCGACCGATTCCCGCAGGTCAGGGGCACTGCGCGGGGTGGCGTCGGGGGCCGCCTTGAGCCGCCGCGCCATCAGAGGGTGCCCCCAGGCCAGTACCGGGTAGGGGGGACCTCGGGGGGGGATAAACGGGCGCG